CAATTTCTACATATAATTGATTTAAACAAACAGTAGCATCCATTCTATCTTCAATTAAACTAGAATGGGCATAAATTGACGGCCACGTCCCTTCTATATAAGTTAATGCAGCATATAAAATATCCCATACATTCATAATTGGAACTAATGCCAAATCTAAATCTTCAATTGTGGAAATTTCCAATCTTCGTAAATAATCAACAAATTGTAAAGTAATACTTGCCCTTGGAAGTAATTGTGATTCATTCATATCACATAATGAATATCCTGTAAAAACATTAATGCCTCCCCAGGTAATTTCACATAAAAATTCTTTTTCTTGAGAAATTAATAAATCTTCAAGTGCATCAAATTCACCAGTATTAATCACTACAACTGTAGCACCTGTGCCAATTATTGGTGTAGTTCGATCCTGATAATTTGTTTGAATTTTTACAGATTGTGTACGAACTTCTGTTATTGCCCCAGTCCAATTAAGTTTGGAAATGTTTACAATAACTTCTTTTCCATAAATATTATAAAAAATAGAGCGGTATTTTAAATTATAAACACCGGCTTGTGTGGCATTTGTTAACGCTCCTGTAACAGTAGCAATACCATTTATTGTTCCTGCCAATGCTTCATCCGGGGTTGCATTTATTAATGTTCCTGTAACTGCTGAATTTGTAGTTATTGTTCCAGCGATGGCAGTTATTAAGGGTGCACCTTCCCAATCATCCCCATAGGCATAAGTCCCTGATGAAGTATAGTAACTTATAATGCCTGGACTTCCTCCTGATGCAATATTTGTATCTACAGCAGAGACAACTTCAACATTATTAATAAAACCTTTTATGGTACTGCCATTAGCAGTAATTTTTAAAATATCTCCATTAGATATAGCTACACTTGTATCAGAATCAATAATATCAAACGTTTCATCATGCACATATGCAAGAATAGGATCCCCATCAGATGTAAGAGAAAATACATATCCTTTAAATGTAGCATCAGCACCTTGCAATCGAACACCAACACCTAAATAATTTGCTGCTACAACAACTTCAAGCGTGATTTTAGAATACTGGTTGGCAGTAAATGTTTCTGATCTACGAGCACCAGCAACAATGTTTAAATCAGTATAAGTTACACGTTTATCACCAGAATTATCCTGCACAATAATATTGCCCGCACAAGCTACCCAATTCCCTTGGCCAGCTAAATTGCCTGCACTGTAACTTTGGAAATCATCTGTGTAAATTGCCATTGAATATTATTTAATCTTCATTAATATCTAATTCACCAATAGCAAATTGTGGTGTAACACCTGCATTTACAACTAAGCTTGAAGTTAAATCAGCCCAATAAATTGCATCATCAACCCCGGCTGTTGCTCCTGTATTAATTGAAAATGCGACTACTGTTGCCCCTGTTACCCCACATGCAGGAAATGTAATTGCTGCTGCATTACTACAATTATTTCCTGATACAGTCCATCCACCTGCACTTCTTGCAACCGCCACACGCGCATAATTGGTATATGTTGTTTCTGTTCCTTGTGCAGAATCAGAAGGAGCTGATGTGTATAGAGCAATATATAAATTTCCGGCACTTGCCGAATTTTGCAATCCACCAGCATCACCTATATTTGCAATATCTGCGTTTTGAAAAATATGTTGCAAAAGGGATGTTTCAAATCCGTTCTTTTTACTTCCAGCCATAGTCTTTAGATTAAATTATTTTTCATTGTTTGTTTGTCTAAAATATAAACCAAATCAGATCCTTCAATTTTAAATTTACCTTTTAATTCAATTGTTGCGGCACTTAATTCTTGTTTTGGTAATTTGCCCGGAGGTGTTACCATTTCGCCAGATGTTAACATTGCCGGATAACTATCATTTGGATAACCTTGTGGGACGATACCACCTGATTTTAATTTTGCGGCACCCGATATTTTAGTTACAGCAGCAACAGTTTTTGCATAAATACCTATTAAAGCATCTGTAGCAGCTTCCATCGCATATATATTTGCTGGAAATAACATCCATGCTGTTGAAGCTAATGCAGCAGCAATTGCCACATGCATTAATGCTGTTGCTAATGCAGTTGCTGCCCCTGCTTGGATAGCAGATGTTGCAGCCGCAGCTTTATTTGATATAGCTAAAGCTACATTTGATCCGGCTTGTGTATCTGTAGCTACAGTTTGTGTAACCGTTTTTGCAGTTTGCATTCCAGTAGCTACAGCAATAGCATTTATAAATTTTAAAATTTCAGGAACAGTTTCAACCATATTACCAAACCAACTTAACCATTCCCCGGCAGTTCCCCCAATTGCACCCCCAAGTTTACTAAATGCATTTCCTAAATTATCAACAATATATTGTTGGGCTTCCAATACGGACAATTGGCTTTGCAATAAATCAACCTGTGAAGTTGCAGCAGTTAAATCAGCAGTAGTTTGTGGATTGATTAATCCTTTATCCAATTCATCAAGTTGCAATTTTTTTAATCGCATCATTTCAGAATGCATTGCTTGTAAATTACCTGTTACTAAATCAATATTTCTCTGCGCCTCAGAATAATCCCATCCATCACGCATAATGGAATTTTCATAAGCAACTAAAGCCAATTCTTTTTGTAATTCTTTAGCATAATTTGTAATTTCTTTTACTTTCTTTTCAGGCTTTGATTTTTCAAGTGCTTCTGAAAATGAATTAAACATACCTTTTGCAAAATTTACACTCTCTCCGGTGGTGATATTTGCGGATGCAAATTTTTCCAATGCCGCAGTATATACTTTTAATAGTTGTTCATTAATTTCATAAGTTCTTCCCATTAATAAAGATTCAGCATTGACACGCTCAATGTCTTTGGTTAAATCTTTCATTATGGTTTGTTCAGCAGTTAACTCTATAGGAATTTTAGTTACTATTGGTGTTACTTTAGCTAACTTTTCTACTTTTTTTAAATATTCTTGCAATTGAGCAATGCTTTTTTGACTATTATCATATTGAATTTTTAATTGTTCTTGTTCAGAACCTTTTTTATATCTGGCAACTTTAAAATTGGATGCCCCTAATTTCCCTAATAATTCAGCAGAAAAATCATCTTGCATTTTTAATTGTGCAGATATATCATCCCTTAAAGTAGTAATTTGAGATTTACTTAATGATTTTAAAACAGCCATCCGTTCTTCAATGGATTTATCCGTATCCATCAATTGCTTGCCTCTTTCAATGGCATCATTTAATTTTTCTTGTTTATCTGCGGCATCTTTGGCATTATCACCTAATAATACTAATCCCAATGCATACGCAGTCAATACCCCCAATACAATTGTGCCAGCTAATAATGGATTAGATATTATTGCTATGCGCAATAAATTAAAAAAAGCTAAAATTTTTCCACCTGCCATAATAAACCACGAAAATAATTTTATAATACCCCCAAGTGCTAATGATACAGGACCTAAAATTGCTAATAGTGCAGTAAATTTAATGATAATATGTTGTGTCCCTACAGATAACCCATTCCACCATTGTATTAAAGATTGCAGTTTTTCAATAAATGCTCCTAAAATAGGTTCAATAACACCTTTCATAGACATTCCAAAAGCTATAAGTGCTGATTGACCTTGACTTAATGCCGCATTATATCTAAAAGACATTGTTTTTGAAGCAATTTCAAAAGCTTCATTCATATCTCCCAATGAATCATTTACAACTTTAAACAATATTTTATTTTCTTCAAGTCGATCTCCCATTAAAGATAAAACGCCAGTTAAAGCACGAATATTCCCAAAAACTTTTCCAGCAGAAGATTCATCAGAAAGCATCAATGTATTTAAATTATCTAATGCAGCTAATAAACCTTTTTCTCTAATTTCTTTCCGTAACATTGCACTGGATGTGCCCATTTTTTTTAATGCCTCTTCTGCTTTAGGTGTAGCATCTAATATTGAAACTAAAATTTGTCTCATGTATGTTGCAGTTTCTTCAACCGTTGAACCTGTTAAAGTCATTGCAGACATTGCAGAAGCTACTTGATCGAATGAAACACCCATACGTGCAGCTACTGGAATAACCTCACCCATTTCAGATGCAAATTGTGATGCTTCACCTTTACCTTCTCGAACAGCAGCAGTTAAAACATCCATAACTTTAGCTGCTGTTAATCCTGAATCCTTGTATGCGTTCATTGCAGATGTTGCCAAATCCGCAATTTTCATCGTATTTCCCAAACCTGCTGAAGCAGCTTTTGCAGATTGAACAACAATATCCATTGCTTCAGCACTTTTAAATCCAGAAGATGTTACAAAATACAATGCATCTGCCAATTCTTTTGGGCCACGACCTAATTTCGGTGCAATGCTCAATATTTCTTCACTCCATTGATCCACTTGTGTTTGTGATATACCTACTAAACCAACAATTGTTTGCATGGATTGCTCAAAATCTTTCGCCATTTTAAAAGCTGCACCACCAGCCAAAGCCAATGGTGCGGTTAAATACATTGATGCAGTACCACCAAATGATTTAAAACTATTACTGACTGAATTTAATTTAGTTTGTACATTATTTAAAGCAACATTTGATTTCTTTTCAAAATCTAACATGGCTCTAGCAGCCCCATCAATTGATGTGGTGTCAACCCCTAAACTCGCAATCAATTGTCCTAAAGTCATGGCTTTTTCCTTTCTTTCTCCAGCAATTGTTTTTTCAATTCTTTCCGGTTTGCAAACGTTTTATTTTTACCAGGCATCTTCAACATATTTAAAAAGAAATTCTTTATTTGCTCAGGAGATTGTTTTTTTGAATCCTCAATCACTTTCCGAAGTTCCTCATCCCAAATTGGCATGAAATCCAATGGAGTGCATTCTTTCGGGGTTGTATTTTTCTTAGCATATAAAGCACTTACAATATTTTGAATAAATGACATTAAAGAAGCAAACCTAAAATCATCCCTCCATGTCCCTATTGGATCAAGTTTATCATATGCTTCCCAATCTGCAATCTGGGATGATGATAATTTATCCAATAAGAAATCAGGATGTAAAATCCCTAATTCTCTACAGAGCCGGAATTGGAATTGTCGTCCTGCTCTGTACCGGAGTTTTTTATTAAATCCTCCTTATCTTTTGGAGTGATTTTGTTTAAATTAGAAGCTTTCTCAACAATCTTTTCCAAATTTGTAATACTTATGCACTCACTCAACTTTCCTGCTTCACCCGGTTTAAAAATTAAGTCCCCGGTTTCATCACATAAAGTTGTAACAGCAAGTTTGGCTCTAAAGTCAGTTAAGATTTGATCATAACCTTTAATGTCTCCTTTTGCATCCCGGCGTTCTTTCATCACAGATTGTTCAAAATTGTCCCGGTCACGTCCAGTCATTTCACGAACAAATACATAATCCCCATTTTCAAATTCTACTTTTTCAATCTTTAATGGCTGTTTTGTTAACAGTTTGTCTTTACTTAAAAATCCCATAATAATTTAAATTTAATTGTTAATAAAAAGTAAGTGGTGATATATCCCAATCACCACTTTAATCTTATAATCCTGAACTTGCCCCGGAATTAATTACCGGAACACCCGAAATCTGAATTGTGGCATCATTAGTTACTGCATCATCAGCAGAAACATTTACCGGCAATTCAGTAACCAACCCGGCAAATTCGATAGTTGTATTTTCAGGATCCGACAGTATCATTTCATAATATTGGACATCATCATCCCCAAAATCATCCCACATTATATCATATGTAGCTCGTGTGAAATTCATATTGAGAACAACTGTTCCGGCATTACGAAATCCTGCAATGAATTCTCTCCATCCACCAGTAGAATCCAGCGATGTCACATCAATAACATCTCTCGACATTCCTGGCCCGGAAATTGTTTTTACCTCAGCAATATCTTGCCATTCTGTCGTAGTGGGATTCCATCTGCGAAATCGGGTTCCTACACCCGCAAAAGCATTGCTCATTTTATTACCTCCTATTTATATTGTACGTACTTACAAACTGTGCCCTATTATT